CACCAGAGAAATGGTCTAGAGCAAAAGCAAAAGCAAGATCAAAATTTGACGTTTATCCTAGTGCCTACGCAAACGCATACGCCTCAAAAGAATACAAAAAAATGGGCGGCGGTTGGAGAATGGGTAAGCCCAAGAAGAAAAAGTAATAAGTAACTGTGATGAAAATCACATTAACCTCAAATAATTTTAATCCAGATCCATTTTACCGTCAACCCATAAAAGCAACCACTACAGACATTTTTGTAAAAAACTTACCTAGTATGATCAATACATTTGATCAAAACGGATTTGATCTGACTAACTTAGAAAGATTGTATGCAAAAAAAATGAATTACACAATTAAAAAGGTTAGAACTACACACTGGGTATTAAAAGATGATTGGTTTACTGAGGAGAAGACTGACAGAGGGTGTCATATCAATCATGCAGTGCTGTTTGAAAGAAAAGGTTTTACAGGAGCCGCAGAACAACAAATGAAAGAATTTGCAGAAAAATGTCCACTAGTTCACAAAGTTTTACAAATTAGACCAAAATGGGGTTTGGACTTTTCAATTGATTATGCAGATGCAGACGGTAATGTGTTTGAGGTTTTGCATTGGGAATGGGACAGTTTTGATATAAAAGAAGTAGAAGAAAAAAAAGAGATGATGGACAACTTTTTAGTAACACAAGATTGGAACGACATGGCACTAAGGTTATTAGACAGAAAACCAGAATGGCATCACTTAGGTTTTTTTGAACAGAGTGCATACAAGACTGATTACTTTGGCATTGAGAAAGAGCGTTTTAAGATGGTGATTTGGAAATAAATATTGCTATGACGATACCATGGAACTTTAAACAATACTATCAAAACTTATCACATCTTAAACAAAAGGGTCATGTAAGTGCAGGAGAGCAAGTACAATCACCTTTATCAGCAGGATCTAGGGGGTTGGCCAACATAGAAGATTTTGCAGACAAACCAGTGCAAATGATGGGTGCCCAAATAGATGAAGGAGCAGACAGACAATATAAAAGTTTAGATAAAGCAACTATTGAGAATCTAAGAGAAAAATATCTTCCTGATTGGGAATACAAAGATAACAGTTTACAAAAGAGATACAAATTTGAAGACTATTTTCAAGTAATAAAATTTTTAATTGATACTATTAAACCACAAGAAGAATTAGATCATCATGCTGACCTTGGAGTATTCTACGATGAAGTTTTAGTAAAAATTTACACACATCGTACCAAAGACGTTACAGACTTTGACTTTAAAGTGGCAGTGCAAATTGATATGATTGCTAAGAAAAAACACGGAGCAATTAAACCTGATTATGATCTAAATGCTTTGGTTGATGATTTTGATTATTGTATAAATTGTGGTGACTTGATGCTTAATGAAAGAAAATATCAAGGCGGGTTACGTAAATGGTTTAAACAGAAGTGGGTGAATATCGCCAAAAAGAAAAAAGGTGGTGGACATCCTGAATGTGGTACATCAGGTTCAAAAAAAGGCTACGCCAAATGTGTGCCAGCATCCAAGGCAAAGTCTATGAGTAAAAAACAAAAGAAGTCAGCAGTAACAAGAAAAAGAACAGCACAGAGAAAAGCAGGCAGAGGTGGTAAAGACACCGGAGGCGGACCTGGTAAAAAACCCATAAGAGTTTCTACAAAACCTAAAAAGTAATTGCTTTTTAATCATTCATACAGTATAATAATTAAAAAGGAGAAACAATGCGAAATTTCAATGATGCAGAAAAACAAAAACTGATGCAAATCATTAATCAAGGATCTCAGGTTCTTGGTGAAGTTGATGATCTTAAATCAGGACTTAAAGACACTGTCAAAGCGTTGGCAGAAGAACTGGAACTAAAACCAGCAGTAATTAACAAAGCCATTTCAATAGCACACAGAGACAATTACAGAGGTGTTGCTGACGACATGGATCTAATAGATTCGATACTAACAGCCGTAGGCAAGATCTAGTGTACAGCCTTATAAAGGAATTTTGGTTACAAAGTTATAACACTGATAAAACAGCCTTTTATCTAGAAATATTTTCTGTTGTATTCACAATAGCAGGATCAATCATATTGACTTTTACGTCACCTTATCCTATAATGGAGTATGTGTTTCCTGTGTATCTTTTAGGATCAAGTACACTAGCAGTAGCATGTTGGAGACGTAGAATTATTTGGACACTAGTCTTAGCAAGTTGGTTTACAATAATGAATATAGTAGGTAACATTAAAGTATTTTTACTATGACATACAAACTAAAAACAATAGATCATATCGATACCAAAGAAGATCCAGTAAGACCAGAACTTACTGTTGAGTTTAGAACAAGTCCTGGCAGAACAATTTACGCTTTAATTAATGACAAAGGAGAAAGAGCGGCCACAATTTGTGTAGCATTTACAAAAGTGGTTCCAACCACAACACAAGAACTAGATAAATTTACAAATCCAGATGGTCACATAGCAGTTGCATACACAGTTTGGAGTAAAGAACGTGGTGCCGGAAGACTTATTGTGAATCAACTTATTGCACACGCAAGAAAGCAAGATCAAATTAACAGAGTTGTCACACTGTCACCTTTGACTGATATGGCAAGAAGATTTCATTTACGCAATGGTGCAGTAGAATTACAAGTTAATACATACTCACAAAATTTTGAATACGAAATAGAACAGGAAAACTTTTGGATACGTAATTTGAAACGACTAAGAGTATTATGAGTTACATAGATGCATTTTATAAAAGAGATGAAGACAAGGTACGTGTAGTAGAACGCGACGCAAAAGGTCAAAGAAAATTTATAGAATATGATGCAAGATATGTCTTTTATTATCCTGACAGCAGAGGTAAACACAGAAGCATATACGGAGAACAATTACAAAAAGTTCAGTGTTCTACATTTAAACAATTTATAAAAGAACAAAAAATAAGATCAAACAAAAAACTATACGAGCAGGATATAAATCCTGTGTTTAGATGCTTGGAAGAAAACTACTTGGGCAAAGATGCGCCAAAAGTCAATACAGTATTTTTTGATATCGAGGTTGACTTTGATCCCGAACGTGGCTATTCAACAACAGATGATCCATTTATGCCAATCACAGCAATAACTTGCTATCTCAGTTGGACAGACCAATTGGTCACATTTGCTGTGCCGCCAAAAACACTAAACATGAGTGGTGCTAAACTGGCCACTGAGCGATTCGACAATGTTATGTTATTTGAAAAAGAAAAAGATATGTTGGACGCATTTTTAACACTAATCGATGATGCCGATATTTTAAGTGGTTGGAATTCAGAGGGTTATGATATACCTTACACAGTTGGCAGAATTCAAAAAGTATTAAGCAGTGACGACACAAGAAGATTGTGTTTTTGGGGAGAAAAACCTAAGAAGAGAGTATTTGAGAAATACGGCAGAGAACAATTAAGTTATGATCTAATTGGCAGAGTACATTTGGATTTGCTAGAACTTTATAGAAAATACACATATGAGGAAAGACACAGTTATAGACTAGATGCTATCGGCGAACATGAATTAGGCGAAAAGAAAACTGTGTATGAAGGATCACTGGATAACTTATACAATCATGATTTTGGATTGTTTATAGAATACAATAGACAAGATACAGCACTACTAGCCAAACTTGAAAAAAAATTAAAATTTATTGAACTTGCAAATGAAATAGCACACCAAAACACAGTTTTACTACAAACTACTATGGGTGCAGTTGCAGTAACAGAACAGGCCATTGTAAACGAAGCACACAGAAGAGGCATGATTGTGCCTGGCAGAGTAAGACGTGCAGAAGGTGAAGCAGTGACCGCCGCAGGAGCATATGTGGCTACTCCAAAAAAAGGATTACACGATTGGATTGGTAGTTGTGATATAAACAGTCTGTATCCAAGTGTGATTCGTGCTTTAAACATGGGACCAGAAAGTATTGTAGGTCAGATACGTCCTGTGATTACGTCAGCAGAAGTAAACAGAGCAAAGTTTCAGAAAAAATCATTTGCGGCGGCTTGGGATAATCAGTTTGGTAGTTGGGAGTATCAAGCAGTAATTAAACAGGAAAAAGGCACAGAAGTAATTGTGGATTGGCAAGATGGAACCACAGTAAAAATGAGTGCCGCACAGATGTATGATCTTGTTTTTGAAAGTAATAATCAATGGATGCTCAGTGCTAATGGTACTATCTTTACATATGAGTTCGAAGCAATCATACCAGGACTACTTAAACGTTGGTATTCAGAGAGACAAGAAATGCAACGTAAAATGCATGATTGTGGAGACAATGACATTGAAAGAGAGTTTTGGGATAAAAGACAACTGGTTAAAAAAATTAATTTGAATAGTCTGTATGGTGCAATATTAAATCCAGGTTGTAGATTCTTTGACCTTAGAATAGGACAATCAGTAACACTTACTGGCAGATGTATAACAAAACACATGGGAGCAAAAGTTAACGAAGTAGTCACAGGCAACTATGATCACAGAGGTGAAGCAATCATTTACGGTGATACAGATTCAGTTTATTTTAGTGCATTTAAACCTTTGAAAAAAGAAATTGAATCAGGAAAAATTCCATGGCAGAAGGAAAACATAATAAATTTGTATGACAAAATATCAGACGAAGTGAATGGTTCATTCACACAGTTTATGACTAAAGCATTTCACTGTCCAAAAACTAGAGGAGAAGTTATTGCGGCGGGTAGAGAACTTGTAGCATCAAAAGGCCTTTTTATTACAAAGAAAAGATATGCAGTGCTATACTTTGATAAAGAAGGTCAAAGAACAGACACAGCAGGAAGTCCTGGAAAAATGAAGGCAATGGGACTAGACTTAAAACGATCAGATACTCCTGTGTTTGTGCAAGACTTTTTAAGTGAATTGTTGATGTTGGTGTTGACGAATAAATCGGAAAAAGAAGTATTAGACAGGATCACCAAATTCAGAGAAGAATTCAAAGCAAGACCAGGATGGGAAAAAGGATCACCAAAAAGAGCAAACAAAGTTACTGAATATCTTGCCAAAGAAACAAAACAAGGCAAAGCAAATATGCCAGGACACGTTAGAGCCAGTATCAACTGGAACAGGTGCAGAGAAATGTACAGTGACAAGTATTCAATGCCAATAACAGATGGTGCAAAGGTAATTGTTTGTAAACTAAAAAACAATCCACTAGGTTACACTTCAATTGCTTATCCTGTAGACGAATTGCGTATTCCAGACTGGTTTAAAGAATTGCCATTTGACGCAGATGCTATGGAAGCCGCTATATTAGATCAAAAAATAGACAACTTGATAGGTGTGTTAAATTGGGACGTACAAAGCACAGAGACCACAAATACATTCAATAAATTGTTTCAGTTTTAAATACTTTAATGTTAAGTATAGAAGAAATTAAACTAACCATAAGCACTTTAAAAAAACTTAAAAAACACCAATTTGATGATTTTATAGATCAATATCTCACCAAATTAAAACAATTGGCTCAACAAGTTGACGCTTACAACGATTCACAGATTGCACAAATAGACAAACCCAAAGATTGGTATCGTAAAGACATGCACTGGCGCCATAATAGACGCGAAGACATTCATGATCCATTACTAGATGACATGATAAAAACTAAAATAGGACATTTTGCAAAACTTGGTCCGTTATCCAGCAAGTATCACAGTTTAGAAATAGGGCCTGGGTTTGGAAGATATAGTAGAATGTTTTTAGCATGGAAACTTAACTTTTTTGTAGACCTACTGCCAGAGTGTGAAGGAAAAATTAAAAAATTGTTTAATCCAAAACATCATCCATATCTTAGATTCTATGCAACCGACAGAGCAAATTGTGAGGCTGTACCTACTAACAGTTGTAATTTTGTTTTTTCATGGGATACATTTCCATATTTTTCTCAACTACACATAAAAGATTATTTGAGGTCAATCTATAGAGTCATGGTGCCAGGTGGCTATGCTTTTATACATTATGCAGATTGTCATTTTGATAAAGATTTGCATGAAGCCAAAAGAGGTTATTGGAATTTCAACACAAAATCTGAAATGACAGCACTCATTGAAGAATGTGGATATTCAATTGTAGAGACGGATCAATTTAGGCCAAGAGCAAATTATGTTATATTTAAAAAACCTGGTAATCTAAATCCAGTCCTTTATACTACTTTGGAAATTCCAGCACAAAATTAAATTAACAGTTGATTTAAATCTAAATATCTACTATACTAATAACATTATGATAGATATCTTAAAAGACATTGTCAAACACACGCATGGCTTAGGATTCCTAGATCTAGTTAAAATCACTGGTACCAGTGATACTACTGCTGTTGATTCAATGGCAGAAGACAGATCAGTTATCTTGCAAGGATCTTTTCACAAACCACAATCAGAAATGATAGGCACTTTTGGAATGCCTCAATTGAATAAGTTAGACATTCACTTGAAGTGTCCAGAGTACAAAGTAAAAGCAGACATATCCGTTATCAATGGCACTAGAAATGGTGCAGAAACACCTACAGGAATTCATTTCCAAAATGAAAAAGGTGACTTCAAAAATGATTATAGGTTTATGAATGCTGATATTATCAATGAAAAACTTAAAACTGTAAAATTTAAAGGTGTTAAGTGGGACGTTGAAATTGAGCCTTCAGTGGCAAGTGTACAAAGGTTTAACTTCCAAGCAACAGCAAACACAGAACACAATTCTTTTGTGGTAAGAACAGAAGATAGTAATTTGATATTCACATTTGGTGATCAATCATCACATGGTGGAGAGTTTGTTTTTGCAACAGATGTGCAAGGAACTTTAAACAAAGGTTGGAGTTGGCCGGTAGCACAGGTATTACAGATATTGAGATTAAGCGATTCTGCAAAAGTAACGTTGCATTTTTCAAATGAAGGTGCAATGCAGGTTACTGTTGATTCAGGATTAGGCAAATACCAATACATTATACCAGCACAGGCGCAGTAATGACAGAAAAAAATAACAGGCAAGAACATTTAGGAGATCACAGTAGAGATTTTGCAGTGTTCTTGCCGGCTATTTCAAACTTTTACAATACTTTCATAAGCAAACAAAGAGTCACAAAAGGTGAACACATACCATTAGACAGGATACCTAAAGGATTTGAAAATGGAGTTGAAGGATTGAACTTTATAAATCCAGAAG